TTGATCGGCCAGGGGCAGCTCGGGCGCGATCGGCGGCGCGGGCGCAGGAGGAGGCCCCGGGGTCCAGCCGTTCGACGGCGCAGGCCCTGGGGTCCAGGAGTCGGTCACGGCACCGTCGCCGTCATCGAGATTTTCTGGTTGGTTGCGGTAGCGCCCGTGCCAGTGCTCAGCATAAAGTAATTGATCAACGCATTGGCCGGAACATCATAAGTATCAACTGTGTCCTGCTCAACTGTCAAAGTCGGACAAGCCACTGAGCCGATAGGAATTGTCACGGTTGGAGCTTGGCTAGCACCATTGCTGCGCAGTGTGAACGATTTCGAATATTGAGGACCTGGACCTGGGCACACAGCAGCAAGAAGATTGCCAAGCGTCATATTGGCTGGCGCAACATTTTGGTAGGTAGACTCAGTTACTGCTGTGCCAACGCTACTAGATATCGCAATATAATAGTTTTGGGCTAAAGTGCCAATCCCATTAAGCGTATTGAACAACACCGCTTGATGGAGCACAGTTGGCTGCCATCGCAGCGAATAGCTCATGGTGACGTTGCCGGTCGCCGCTCCAGCCGCGCATCCGACAGCATTAGTCGGACAAACCTCAAGAGAAATGGTGTCGTTCGCCGAAACGCTCAAAGAATGGGTTAAATCAGTGCATTGCAACGCCGTATTTGGAGCAGAGCAAGTCGTCGTAATGCTGGTGGCAACGCCGTTCTTGTAAACAGTAAACTGAACGCTCGCAGTTGCTGGAAGAGCGTAAGGGATCGAAACGTATAAATGATCCAAAATGCCATCGGCAGGCATAATCGCTGACGCAAGCGCTTCAGCTGCCGCTAATGTTGAAGTGACATTATTCGCCGCCAGTGTGCTTGGACCAAGAAAACTAATCGCTGTCTGGGCGATGAAATTATTGGTAGCGTTACCGATCAAACTTTCCTGGCCATTGAGACTGGTAAACAATGCTGAAAGGCTCAAACTCCCAGTTGTCGTTGGGGTACCGTTGGGCAAAGCTTGGTAGCCAATCAAATCCCCAGCATATGCATCAACTGTATCTGTTGTGTCAGAACATCTCGTCGTCGTGCCAAGATTAGTACCGCCTTGACCAATGCTGCATCGCAGCGGTGTCGATACCCCAGCTACATTGAAAATAAAAGTCCAATATCCAGTCGCAATGACATTTTGCGAAACCGCTGTAATATTGGAAATAGTCCCTGGAATTGGAGTCGGGGACGCCCTTAACGCCATCGAGTTCCAATTGGAACCAAACGGATTTTGACCAGTACTCGTCGTATTGTTGGGCGTGCTGGTATTGACCATCAGCGGCGTCACCATATTGGTGCTGCCTGCATTGGTCGCCGCGGCGCAGAGCCGCCCCTGAGTATCCTGGGTCAGCTGCTGAAGACCAGGGCCCGCCTGCTCCAGCTCCCGCCCAGGCGTGCATGTCGGCACCACCAGCGCCTTCGATAGGCTCTGAGCGTGCGCGGCCGAGGTCGACAGCAGAAGGGCGAGGAGAAGCCGCTTCACTTCCGCGGTTCCTCTTGTTCTTGCTGCTGGCGCTGCGGCGCGCCCTTCTCCACCACCGTCGCGGTGGTGGTCGCGCACAGATAGCCCGAGGTGTTCATGGTCAGGTTCTGCAGCGTGCCGATCGAGGCGCTATAGTTCGCAGAGCCGCAGGCGGCGACCACCCGCGCCTGACCCCACGCGGGCGTCGCGCCCAGAATGAGCAAAAAAGCCAATTTCCACATGATCCTCACCCGAAAGTTGACGTCCTGATGCGCGTCCGCTTGAGGCGCGAGCCGCTCGCCTTCGATAGCCGATAGTTATCGTTCAATTTGCCGATCATCTGATCGACCTGGGCGCCAATCAGCAGCGCTACCTGCTCCTCGCCCTGAGCATGCAGATCCGCATTCATCAACGCAGCCATGAGATAAAGCCGCGGATATTTGGTGTAGACCCAGGAGCTGCCGGTGGTCGCCATCGCTGGCACCTCCTGGAAATACCAGATCTGATAAGGCACCCCCTCGACGTCGTCCGGCGGGCCGCCGAAGGTAATCATCCGACCTTCGAGCGTATAAAAGCCGTAGGTCAATTTGTCAGGCTGATGGAAGAATTGATCGCGCGCCTTGTAGCGGATCGGCATCCAGCCGTTCGGGGTGTTGCCGTTGGCGACCGCGACGAATTCCATCTCCAGCCAATCGTCCGGCAATTCAGCGCAGCGCAGGGTGACGACGTTCGACGCCTGGGTGATCATCCTATCTACCCGAAGCTCAGCGTTAAATTTTTGTTCAGCCATGGCGACGAACTGGGCGAGGAGCGTCGGGCTCCAGTCAGCGCGGTTGGCCCATTCGGCGATCGCAGCGCAAAGAGTGTCGTAGTCGCTCATCGCAGCACCCCGAGCAGCCAGAGAATCACGAGAATGACGAGCAGCGTGCCGATCACCCCGACGCCGCCGGTCCCATAGCCATAGCCGTACTGCCAGGGCGCGCCGAAGCGCGGGCCTCCAACGCCGCCGAACAGCACCAGGACGAGCACGATGATCAGAACGATGCCGAGCGGGCTCATTTTGGAGGCTCCCTGGGCCGACCGAGCCAATAGGCGATGACCGCGCCGAACGCCGCCACCAGCCCTCCCGCCACCGCGGCCGTGATCTCATCGTTCGGGATGGTGAAAAACAGGCTGAACACGACGGCGCTGATGAACGCCAGCACCACCAGGAGCGAAATCGTCAGGACGCCGCCGCTCGGATCGAACCGCGCCGCCATGAACACCAAAATCGCCACCGCGATCACCTCGCCGCAAACCGTCATCGCGACCGGATAGTCGCTGAGCTTCGGGGTCGGAGGGGGGATGACGAGATCGGCGAGGGTCATGTTTTTCTCAGCGCCGCCTTGAATTTTCTGTAATACCCGGCGATCAAGTCGGCCCGGTCGAGCCCGTTGACAATCTTCCGAGCGTTAACCGGATCTTCGGTAGTGCCATTAAAATACTTTGACAGTCCAACTCCGGTGAACCATCCGTATACCATCCCATCGTAAGACACCAACGCTGAAACCTCACTCCCAAGCATCTTGTGCGGTTCTTTGTGGATAGTATGAGTAACATTGTATCTCTCCTTCAAATACTTTTCAGCGTTCTTATAGTTGGCCTCCCAAGTGAGTTGAACATGACCGCGTCCGTAGTACTTCTGATTGTAGGGTCCAGTCGGCTGGCCATAGGAGTGGCCCGCGCCCTTGCCGTATTCCTCGATCGGCTGCATCCGCTCGGCGGTCTCGTGAAAGAAGGTAGCGAGGCAATAGGCCAGCCAGTTGGTGCCGTCGCGCGGATTACCCTGCTCGAAGTGGCGCTCCCAGGTCTCCAGGAGGTAATTCATCCCGTCGACCTGATCCTGGGTCAGCGTGCCGCGAAACAGGCTGGCTCGCACCCCGTCAAAGAAGACCTTGCGATCGTAGGGCATTCACTTTTTCCCGTGGAAGTTCTTCTGCCCAGGCGCAGCGCCTTTCTCACGCGCGATCGCGCCAATGACAGCGCCCGGCACGCCCTTGGCTTTGAGCTGAGCTGCTCGGCCGCCGTGCCCGAGGGCGTTTGATTTGCCGTGAAAAGAGCCCGTCTTTTTGGTGTTTCCGCCTAGCCGCGCCATCAGACTTGTCCTCTCCAAACCCGCCAGGGCGTCGCCTCTGGACCGTTGAGCCACTTCTTGAAGGCGTCTTCGTCGTAGTAAATCCCGCGGTGGATCAGGTCCTCGACGATGAATAGCGGCAGGGTCGCAACCTTCTTGTTGTAGCCGTGCCGCATGGTCTCGCGATCGCGCTTGATCCCTTCGAGAATCGGCTCGATGTCCGACGTCGTCTGGATCGTAAATCGATTGGGATCGTCCGGATCATAGATGACCGTCCGGGCGACCCCGTCTTGCGCGTAATAGCGCCGCTTACGCTCGCCCACTTACGCAGTGATGCCGTTAAACAAGATGTGAGCGAGGCTGTTGCGCATCTCGACGCCCCACTCGACGATGATCATCCTGGTCTCGGCGTCGCCAGTCCGCGCCATCAAGTATTGCCTGAAAGCTCGGAAGAAGCTGACCGCGACATAGTCCGGATCGAGCAGAAGCCCAACGTCAGGAGGCGTCCAGCGCGACGGGATGCATTTGACGCGCCCGAAGTCGGTCGCCAGCACATCGACCGTGCTGACCACCTCCGTCTTCCCGACAAGCACTTGCGTAGTCGATCGACCAATAAAAGTCGAAACTGTACGCTTAGGCCCGGGGGGCACAACCCAGAGTGTCGGTGAAGCACCATTGGTATACGCTAATTGCATAGCGTCTCCCAACATCTGTTCTGTCAACTGCACCGGCGTTGCTGGCGTCGGGAACAACCCGGTCTGGGTCGTCGGCAGGCCAGTAACGACGGTCCCGGGCGCCACCGCGCCCGCCGCTACGCCAAGCTTCGTCACCGCGCGCGCCAGCCAATGCGAGATCGCCTCAGTCGAACGAGCGGTCGGGGTAGTATTGTTGCCGTCATTGCGCGCCTGACGGCCACACATCGCAGTTTCCATGTCCGACTTGAGCACCTTAGAGGCCATAGCCATTTGGTGCGCCATCTCGGAACCTTTACCAGCCGCGTCGGATTCTTCCTGCGAACCGGAAACGGTGGCGTTGCGCTGTGAGATCTGCGTGCAATTATTGAGGCGAATGGTCGGCTGCGCTGGTGCGTTGACGAGCGAAAAGCCTTCCAGCTGGGCGTTGGCGTTCGGATCGAGCGCGCCGGTGCCCGGCACGGTCGTCGGAGCCACGAGCGGCAGAAA